GACTGGCGAGGATCCCGAGGAGGTGCTGCGGGATCACGAGTCGATCGCGCGTTGGGCATCGGATCATGGGATCGTGCTCGACTCGATCCCGACGAGCGCGACGCTCGCAGGTCAGATTCAAGAAGGGTTCGGCATTGACTCCGATCCAGAGTAGGGGGTAGCGTAGGGGCGATGGCTACGACCGTCCAGACACTGATCTTTTCCCGCGACGTTTTCGCGACCGCCGACGACGCCCGATTGTGGGCGCGTGAGCACGGCTACCGCGACGACAAGGTCGACGAGACCGGCGACAGCTGGCGACTGCGCCAGCAAGATCCCGACAACTTCGACGACGCCAGCTTCCGCACGATCTCGCTCCGAGATGGTGTTCAGGCGGTGATCGGCACGCTTCGCGAAGGGCGCAGCGCCTCGACGTCGAGATCTCGCGAGGCGCAGGATACCAGCGCTGTTCGTGCGGTCACCAAGCCCGGCAGCTGGGATCCGGCGACGCGCACGATCGACGTGGTGCTTTCCAACGAGCGCACCAACTCCGTGGAATACCGGAGCTTTTTCGGCGATCGTTGGCTCGAGACGCTGTCGTTGCAGCCCGAGAACATGCGCCTTGACAGGATCAACAACGGCGCGCCGTTTTTGATCATGCATCGCGGGCGCGACGAGCGGGCGCAGATCGGCAAGTTTCTTGAAGGCTCGGTTCGCGTCGAAGGGACGGGCGACGATCGTGAGCTCGTCGGGACGGTGCTCTTTTCGGAGCACCTCGACGAGGAGCGCGAAGCTCATGTGCAGGAGATCGCCGACGGCATCCGACGCAATGTGTCGGTTGGCTTCGAGGATCACGCCTGGTTTGTGATCCCGGGCCGCGACGGCGAGCCCGACAATATCGTGATCTATGACTGGGAGCCCTACGAGGGTAGTTCGGTCACCATGGGAGCGGACGACGGCGCGAAGTTCCGAGCCGCCCCGCAGCAACAGCGGTCGCCGAGACCGCGAGCAACGGAGGGCAGTATGCCTCAGGACGACACGCAGGCCCCGGGCCTCACCGAGGCCGACGTCGAGGAGCGCGCTCGCGAGCTGGCAGAGAAGCTGGCCGGCGAGCGTCTAGAGACCGCGATCGACGAGCACGAAGCGCGATCGGCGAAGATCCGCGAGGCCGGTAAGGCGCTCGGGATCGACGACGAGACGGTCGACGGCTGGATCAAGGATCGCAAGATCACGGTCGAGAAAGCCCGCGACCTCGCCTTCGAGGCGGCTGCCTCGGCCGACGAGGACGCCGACAACCGGATCCGCGGCTCCGTCACCGCCGGCGCTCGTGACGCGCACGACCTCGACGGGCTGCGCACCGTCGGCGCGCTGCTCCTTCGCGATGGGCGCACCGAGCGCGAGATCCGCAGCGCTCTCAAGGCGGTCGAGCCCGCCAAGCGCTACTGCCTCGGCGGGATCTCGGACAGCCAGATCGACAGCTACAGCTTTCAACGCGAGTGTCGCGGGGAGCAGCGGCTGACGCTGGCGCAGATCGCCGAGCGCTCGATCCGCGCTGCTGGCGCTCGCCCCGACGACTGGTCGGCCGGCGAGATCATCCAGCGCGCGCTCAACCTCGATCCGCTGCGCGAGCGGTCGAGCGGGTACAACACGCAAAGCACGTTCGCTGCTCCTCGCCGAGGTGCTCAACGTCAGCCTCAAGATCGGCTTCCTGGAAGTTCCGGTTGATCTCGGCTGGGCCAGGCGCCAGCCAGCGCGCGACTTCCGCAAGATCTATACCGTCACGATGGGCGAGCTCGACTCGCTCGACGAGATCGGCGAGGGCGAGGAGTATCAGACCTCGACCATGGGCGAGAGCCGCGATTCCTACCAGATCGTGAAGCGCGGTCGGATCTTCGGGATCACCTGGGAGGCGATGATCAACGATCACCTCGGCGGGCTGACGCAGATCCCGCGGAAGTGGGGCATGAGCGCCAACCGTGCGGTGCGCAACGCGACCTACGGGCTGCTCCTGAGCAACCCGACGCTCGAGAGCGACTCGACGGCGCTCTTTGACGCCTCGCGTGGCAACATCGCGCCGGTCGCCTCGTCCGTCTCGATCAGCGCGATCGACCTCATGCGCACGCGCATGGCGACGCGCCCGGGCATCCGCTCGACGGTCGTCGCACCGCATATGCTGCGTCATCTCATCCTCGCCGAGGGCCAGAGGACGCTGGCTAAGCAGGTTCTCGGGCAGGTCGCAGTGCGGCCTGTGGCGACCGAGACGACCACCGCCGACTTCGTCCCCGACGACTTCGACTTCCTGGTTCACAGCGATCCGCTCATCGACGCTGCTACCTTCGGCGGCGGCGCGCTCGGGCGCGCGTGGTTCGGCACCGATGGCGAGTCGATGGCCTACAGCTGGCTTGAGGGCGAGGAAGGCCCGCAGGTGTTCGCCAGGGAAGGCTGGAAGGTCGACGGGATGGAATGGAAGGTCAGGCTGAGCTTCGGCGCTGGCTTCCCTGAGGGCTGGCGCGGCTGGGACGTCAACGAGGGCGCGTAAGCGCTAGCGACCCCCTAAGGAGGGCAGAACATGGCAACTCCGAGAGTCATTACCGGGAACGTCCTCCCCATGACAGCGCCTGTCGGCGGTGTCACGGCGGGTGTCCCGCTCTGGATCAACGGGCTCTTCGTGGTCCCGAACGTCACCGCGGCTGCGACCGAGCGCTTCGCCGGCGAGGTCGAGGGCGTCTTCGAGCTCACCAAGGCGGCTGGCTTCGCGCTCGCCGAGGGCGAGGCGTGCTACTTCGACGACACCGCGAAGTCCGTCAAGGCGGCTGCCGCCGGCTATGCGCTGATCGGACACTGCGTGACGAAGGGCGGCGCGGCCTCGGCTGCGACGACCGTGCATGTGCGACTGCAACAGGCGCCGATCGCGGCGGCTGGCGCGGCCGGCGGTGAGATCCTCCTCGCCGATCCTGGCGATGGCAACGCGATCCCCGTCGCCGAGCGCTACGCGCGCTGCGCGATGACGTCCGGCGCTGTCAACGAGACTCGCACGGTCGCCGCGCCTGGCGTCGGCGAGGATCAGCGGCTGCGCCTCGTGATGGATGTCGACGGCGGCGGCGATATCGAGGTGACCTTCGCGGCTGCCTTCGACGCTGCCGGCAACACCAAGATCACCTTCGGCGATCCGGCCGACTATGCCGAGGTCGTCGCCTCGGTATCTGGTGGCGCCGACAAGTGGCAGCTGGTCGCCGACGACGGCGTCGCGCTGTCGTAGGAGGGCAGAGCAATGGCATGGGTACACCGAGAGAGCTACGGTCCGACGGCGGTGCATGGCTTCGTCGACGCCGATCCTTCGGCCGGCGCGGGCCTCGCGGCTCCGGTCGGCAGTATCGCGCGGCTCAACACCGGGATCGGTAGCTGGGAAAAGGCCGGCGCTGCCGATACCGCGTGGACGCGGATCGAGACCGAGATCCTGATCAGCGATCCCGGCGACGCCGGGGCGGTGCCGATCACGAGCGGCGGGCGGTGCGAGATGACGTCTGGCGCGGTCAACGAGACTCGCACGGTTGCCGCGCCGAGCTACGCCGGGATGGAACTCATCCTGTCTATGGAAGTCGACGGCGGCGGCGACATCGAGGTGACCTTCGCGGCTGCCTTCGACAGCGTCGGCAACACGAAGGCGACCTTCAACGACGTCAAGGATGTCGCGTACTTCGAGGCCGTCGACGTCGGCGGGACGCCGACCTTCCTTCTTCGCAACGCTGTCGGCGTCGCGCTGACGTAGTGTGGATCTGCGGACCCGGATCGAGGATCTGACAAACACGGCGAATCGTCGCGTTTGGCGGGCCGCGGTCCGGTATACGCCGCAGGGCGGCAGCCCTACGACGGAAACCCCATTGGGCGACACGCTCTATGGGGTTTTCGACTCTGCGCACCTCGTCACCGTCGAGCTCGACGGAATGCAGGTCAACGACGTGCGACCGGTGATCGAGTTTGTCGACGACGACCTCGCGGCGCCGCCGACACGCGGTGCGCTCGTCGAGCTGCTCTCGGGTAGACACGCGGGCGAGGTGTTCACGGTGCTTGAGCCTCACGAGGACGCCGCCGGCGCGGTTATGTGCGAGCTCGTCGCGGGGACACACGCATGACGATCGCGACCGATCCCGCCTCGCTGCGAAAGGCATTCGTCGCCCGGCTGACGAGCAAGATCCCATCAGCGGCGGTCGTCTCGACGAGGGGCTACGAGTTTCCGCGCGACGAGGCGCCAGCGATCAACGTGTTTTCGCCGGGCTCCGACTCCGACGGCCGGTCGCTGTCTCACAGCAGCTTCGACCGCGTTGAGCGGATCATGGTCGCGGCGACGGTGGTCGTCGACCGCAACGAGCCGCTTGCCGATATGGACGAGGCGATCGGCGACGCTGTCGACGCGATGGAGCTCGCGATCAAGGTCGCGATCCTCTCCTGGCGAGACATGCAACGTTCGATCCGCCGATACCAAAGCATGTCCGTCCGCAAGGGACAGAGCGGCGACGGGGAGGATCTCCGCGGGCATGTCGCGGTCGAGTTTCGGCTGCTGGTCGACGAGGAAGTGCTTTGGGAGGATCCGATCTCGACCGACGGCGATCTTGACGTGCTCGGTATGACAGTCCAGCCCGGGACCCCGGACGAGCCGACCTATGAGATCCGCCCCGATCTATCCTAGCGTTGCCCCGGGTCGATCGCCCGTGGTAGCCTGTCGACAACGGAGGTCGACAAGATGAAAACCGCACCTCGACGGATGTTCCTGATCCCAGCGAAGGATCGGCTCGTCCGCAAGTATCACGATCCGGCGCGTCACCTCGACCCGGACGGCGAATACTGCCCGCGTACCGCGGAGTGGATCCGCGCTGTCCGGTCCGGCGACGTCGTCGAGGGCAAGCCGAAGGCGAAGCCGAAGGCGAAGAAGTAGGGGGCTGGCATGGTCGACTTCAATAACATCCCCGCGGCTGGGCTCCTGCGCACGCCGCTTGTCTACATCGAGACCGATCCCGCGCGCGCTGGCAGCGGCGTCGACGGCGCCTCGCCGGTGCTCTTCGTGGGCAACATGCTCTCGACGGGCACCGCGACCGCCGAGGAGCTCGTGCGAGTCGTCGGCTCGGCTGCGAGCGGCCTTTTCGGGGCTGGTAGCCAGCTCGCCGAGTCGATCGAAGCCTTCCGCGCGAACAACCTTTCAGCCGAGATCTGGGCGGTCCCCTACGACGACAGCGGGACCGGGATCCAGATGCAGCATGTGATCACGCTGGCGGGGACTGCGACCGCCGACGGGACGATCTATTTGTACGTCGGCGGGCGCAAGATCGAAACCGCAGTCACGAGCGGCGACACCTCGGCGACCGTCGTTGCTGCGATCGCTGCCGACGTCACCGCGGACACTGGCGCGTCGGTCACGGCGGGCGCGGTGGGCTCCGATCTCACGCTGACCTCGAAGCATGCGGCGGCCTTCGCGAGTCAGATTGACGTGCAACTCAACTACCGGACCGCTTCGGGCGGCGAGGAGCTCCCTGCCGGGATCACGCTTTCGAGCTCGACGCAGACCGTCACCGGCGCGAACAACCCCGACATCGGGACACTCGCCGGGATTATCGGCTCGCTGCGCTTCGACATGATCCATCATCCCTACGCGACGGCGGA